GATATGGATGAAGAGTTGAAGCGTCAATTAGCCGAAAGGTACTTAACTGGGAGTGTATTGAATGAAGATAGATAATGATTTATTGGAGTCGGCTGCTATTGATTTAGCACGTAATGACTTCTCGTTCTTTGTAAGGTTTATTAAAAAAGATTTTGAGGCGACTTGGTTTCATTCCCATATTATGGAATCGCTAATGACGCTGTATAGAGATGACGATGATAAAAAGTTAATGATTTCTATGCCTCCGCAACATGGCAAGTCCACTCTGGCAACCCAACTATATCCTGCCTACCTGCTCGGAGTGAACCCTGACTTAAAAATAGTTATCGCTTCCTATACAGCTGATTTAGCATCAAGATTCAATAGAGAGGTGCAAAAGATTATAGATAGTCAAGAGTATCGTAAGATATTCCCTGAAACTAAACTGGCTAAACCAAGAAGTGGCGAGGCTATTCGTAATAACGATATGTTTGAGGTTATAGGCAAAAGAGGTTATCTAAAGTCAGTTGGAACAGGTGGTTCACTTACCGGATTTAGTGTGGATGTGTTGATTTGCGATGACTTGATAAAAGATTATAGTGAGGCAAAGTCATTAAACGTAAGAGAAACAGTTTGGGATTGGTTTACTTCGGTAGCCGAGAGTCGTCTACAAAATAATGGTAAACAATTACTAATTGCTACAAGATGGGATAATGATGATCCTCTTGGACGTGCGGAGAAGCGAGATAATGATTGGCATATAATTACCCTACCTGCTTTAAGAGAAAGTGAGGATGATGGTAGGAGTTACGATAAAAGAAAGGTTGGAGAAGCACTTTGGGAAGAAAGGCAATCCGCAGAGAGGTTAGAAAAGATTAAGGAGTCAAGTCCTATCATTTTTAATTCACTTTACCAACAAGACCCAAGACCTGCAACTGAAAGTTTGGTTTATCCAGATTGGCAGATGTGCGATACTTTTCCCGATGTGGATGAAGTATTTTATGGTCTTGACTTTGGATTTACTAATGACCCGACTGCTTGTGTAAGGATGGCAAAGGTTGGAGAGAGTATATATCTTGATGAATTGTTTTATGCAACTAAAATGACAAACAAAGATATTGCTAATAGCCTAAAGAAAAATGGGGTTGATCCATACGCTGAAATATTTGCAGATAGTGCAGAACCAAAGTCAATAGCTGACTTACGATTGAATTTCAACGTCAAACCACAGAAGAAAGGCAAAGGTTCTGTATTGGCAGGAATAAATAAACTAAAAGAATATAAAGTGTTCTATACACAAAGAAGTAAAAATTTAGCAACAGAGGTAAAAAATTACCAATGGATAATGCAGAACGGAGAAAGTACCAATACTCCAATCGATAACTTTAACCATTGTTTAGATGCGGTTCGCTGTGCTTTTTTTACAAGATTTGGTAAGGAACGTAAATGGTACGTAATATAAATGGGATTATTCGATTTTTTAAAGGCTAAAAAGCCACTACAACCTATAATGGTTGAAAAGGGTATAGACCCCAAGTATGCACAAATGATTTTCAATCAGATTGGGAAAGCTCCTGTATTTGGTGAAGATACATTTCAAACCTATGTCGAGAAAGGCTATCAGTATAATGCTGACGTATATGCAGCCATAAACTTGATAACGAGAAAGGCAGCTACTGCTCCTCCTATTCTTTATGAGGTAAAAGACGACAGAGCCTTCCAAAAATATAAGGCATTCACTTCTAATATCTCTAAATCACAAGATGTTGCAGAAGCATTACATTTAAGAACAAAGGCTTTAGAAGAAGTAAATAATAACAATCCAATAGTACAAACCCTATTAAACCCGAACGAACTACAATCGTATTACGAGTTTATGGATAACTACTATGGGTTTAAGTTAATAACAGGTAACTCATATATGTATGGGGTTGGGCCTGTAACTGGTGCAAATGCCGGTAAGTTTAAACAACTTTATATCCTACCTGCCCACTTGGTTAGAATTATTAGTAATGGTCGCTATGACCCTGTTTCTGGTTATACCCTAACTACAAAATACGATAGTCAAGATTTACCTGCCGAGAAGGTAATGCACTCTAAGTATTGGAATCCAGATTATTCTACTGAAGGTTCTCACCTTTACGGACAATCTCCACTTCGTGCTGCATTAAGAGTATTGCAACAATCTAATGATGCTCAAACCGCAAGTGTTAAGCTATTCCAAAATACAGGTGCTATGGGTATCTTATATGATAATAGCGATGATGGGATGAGTCCTGAACAAGCATACGAATTACAACGTAAGTGGCAGACCGAAAATAGTGGTGTTGACAATCAAGGAAAGATAGTAATATCTTCTGCAAAAATCGGATGGCAACAATTAGGACTTTCTCCTGTTGACTTGGCTATCATCGACTCACAAAAAATGAGTTTGCGTCAAATATGTAATGTTTACAAGATTAACTCTGCATTGCTAAATGACCCAGACAATAAGACCTATAATAATATGTACGAGGCTCGTAAAGCCTTGATTAGCGATGCTATTTTACCTGAACTAATATCTGCAAGGTATGACTTGAATAAGTGGCTTGTAGAGCCTTATAAGAGGTCAGAAGGTAGAGAGTACTTCTTGGATTTTGATTTGAGTGTATTCCCAGAGCTGCAAGAGGACAAGAAAGAACAAATACAGTATCTTGAACGTGCTTGGTGGCTTACACCAAATCAGAAACTTGAAGAGATGGGTTACGGAAGAAATCCTAATCCTGATATGGATAAAGTTTATGTGAGTATTCAGGTTAAGCCTATTGACTCTATGAATATTGATCCTATCGAACAAGCAGTTGGTATTGCCGAAGCACAAGCGAGTGTTAAGATGGAAGAAAAGCCATTAGCACAATTTCAGTCAATGGTAAATGAGTTCAATAAGAACAATCCTGGCAAGAGGGTAACGGTTGGTAAGTTAGAAGAAGTATTTGCAACAGGTATCAGAGTATTTGGTGAGCAGAATTTAAGAGGAAATGAGAATGCTTTTGCTATGAGCTTTGTAACTCGTTTTTTAGAAGCATACGCAAAGAAGCCTAATCAAAAAGCAGAAACTTATAACGATTACCCACAGGCAGCAACTGACAATGCAAAACGTGCTTTGGCTTGGGCCGAGAAGAATGGTTGGGGTGAATGTGGTACTCCTGTTGGAAAGCAAAGAGCAAATCAGTTAGCCAATAGAGAAAATATTAGTCGTGATACTATTGCAAGAATGGCAAGTTTCAAAAGACACCAACAACATAAAGACGTTCCTTACGAAGAAGGATGTGGAGGATTGATGTGGGATGCTTGGGGTGGAACTGAAGGAGTTGAATGGGCAATTAGAAAATTGAAGGAGTTAGAAACAAAGGCTGAAGCAAGAATAGTAAGTTTTGACTTTGATGGAACATTAGAATTAACTAAATACCAAGATAAAGCAAAAGAGTTGTTATCAAGAGGTATTGATGTTAGAATTGTTACAAGAAGACAAGATACACAAAGTAAGGCTGTTTATGAAGTTGCTGATAAATTAGGAATACCTCATTCTAAAGTACATTTTACTAATGGTAAGATGAAGTGGGAATATATAAAGACAACTAACATTCAACTTCACTATGACAATAATCCTGATGAGGTTAGATTAATAAACGAAAAAACTAATACTAAAGCAATTTTAATTAATTAATTATGTTGATATACAAAAACTTAAATCAAGGCATCTCTGATGTGGATGTTAAAAAAGGAATTGTAACCGGTTACTTCTCATCATTTGACAATATGGATAGTGATGGTGATGTTATCCGTAAGGGAGCATTTACTAAAACAATCCAAGAGAATTTCCAAAGAGTTCGCCATTTATTAGACCACGATGCTACCAAAGCAGTTGGTAAAATTTTATCACTAACAGAAGACAACAAGGGTTTATATTACGAAAGTAAAGCAGGTCGCCATACTTTGGGTAGAGATTTCTTGTTAATGGTAGAAGATGGTCTTATCAACGAACATTCAATAGGATTTGTAACAATTAAACAAAAAAAGATGGGCCACTATAACGAAATCTCGGAGGTTAAGTTATATGAAGGTTCTTCATTACAAGGCTGGGGTGCTAACGAAATGACTCCAATTACAGGTATGAAATCTTACGAAAGCGTGAGCCAAATGATGGATAATATCCTAAAGGCTATCAAGAATGGTAAATACACCGACGAAACATTTGCAAAATTAGAACTCCAACTATTACAACTTCATAAAGAATTAGAATCATTTAAAGAAGTGTCAGTAGAAACTCCAGAGCCATCTGAAGATAAGAGCTGTGTTACAGTTACTATCAACATTGAAGATACTCACGAAGAATCTTACCCGACAGAAGATGAGGTTATGCCTGAAGATGAAGTTGTGCCTTCTGAAGAAATGCCAATGGAAGAACCAGTTATGGAAACTCCTGTTGAAGCACCAACTGAAGAAGATGAGTACGAGTTAATATTAAATTCACTAATAGAAAGTTATCAAAATGGAAAAAGTTGAACAATTAAAATCGTTAATTAACGAGAACCTTAAAACAGAGGTTGCTGAACAATTAACTGAAAAATCACAAGCGATTGAGAATCGTTTAGATGAAATCGAAATCAAATTACAAAAATCTACTGAAAACAAAATGGAAGAAAAATCATTCTCTACATCTTTTGGCGAATTGATCGCTAAAAACTTTGATTCAATCAAAGACGTATCTTTGGGTAACAAAGTAAAATTTAACTTAAAGGCAGTTGCCAATATGACTGTTTCTAACAACTTGACTGGTGATGCTATGCGTACCTATCAGCCAGGTGTTGCTATGGTTCCAAATCGTAAAATCAACTTTAGAGATTTAATCCCTACTGTTTCTTCTGCGACTGGTATCTATACCTTATATCGTGAAACTGGTGGTGAAGGTTCTATTTCAGTACAAGATACTCCAGGTAATGCTAAAACTCAAATCGATTACGATTTAACTGCTGTTACTTATACTGCTCGTTACATTGCTGGTTTTGCTCGTATTGACAAATCAATGTTACAAGATTTACCTTTCTTGCAAACTGCATTGCCACAAATGTTATTGCGTGATTTCTACAAAGCTGAAGATGCTAAATTCTACTCTGATTTATCAGGTGCTGCAACTGGTTCTACTACCACTTCTGCTACCGTAGATGCTGAACAAATCATTGATTATGTTGCCAACTTGGAAGCTAATGACTATAACGTAAATGGTATCGTAGTTAACCCTAAACAATGGGCAAGATTAGTAACCACTAAACCTGCTGATTATTCAGTACCTGGTGGTTTCACTATTGACGCTAATGGTAATATCGCTATCGCTGGTATTCCAGTTTACAAATCTTCTTTCATCGCTGATGATAAAGTATTAGTAGGTGATTGGAACTATGCAAAGCGTGTTGTTGTTGACGACTTAATGGTAGAATTCTTCGAGCAAGATTCTGATAACGTTCAGAAAAACTTGGTTACTTGCCGTGTTGAGGCTCGTGAAGTATTGGCTATCGATCGTCTTGACGCATTCGTATTTGCTGATTTAGGTAACGTTGCCTAATTACTAAAGTAGTTTGGAAAGTATTTATACTGGGGGAATCGTCTTCCCCCCTACTTTCAAAAAATATAAATTATGGAAACAAAAGTAAAAGTAATCTACAATTACAGAGATGTTGAACTTGATAGACCTGTTTTAGTAGGGGAGGAATTTGTAGTTGATAGTCAAAGAGCAGAAATGCTTGTAGCAAGAAAATTAGTAAAAGTATTAGGTGATGTTGAAGAGGAAGTTGTAGAGAAGGAAGAAAAGGAAGAAGTAAAAACTAAAGAATTAAAAACTATTAAAAAAACTAAATAATGACTTTAGGATTAGACGTACAAATTACTAGCGATATTTCAAGTGAGCCGGTTAGCGTTGCCACTATGAAAGAATATCTTAATATTGATTATGGTTCTTGGGATAGCTTAATTGCTACTTTAATTTCATCGGCAAGAACAAATCTTGAGAGATATACAGGTTGTACTTTTGGTACTAAAACATTAGTTTCTACATTTCAACAAGTTTCTGATAATATTGATATTCCTTATGGGCCTATTCAATCAATTACCCACGTTAAATCTATCGACGAAAGTGGTACTAAAACTACGCTAACAGCAGGAACTGATTATCTAATTACAGGAAATAACTTTAAAAATATTCGCTTCTTTGGTATTGATACTCCTATTGAAATTCAATATGTAGCAGGTTATACTTCTTTGCCAAGTGATTTAAAGGTTGCTATAATGAAACAAGTAGCAATAGATTTCCAATATAGAGAAAGTACGGTTGAAGGTAGTGTTACTGAATTATCAAATAGTGCTAAAAAAACTGCCAATAGTTATCGTAGAATAGTAATGTTTTAATGAGAAGATCAGATTACAAAATATCAGATTTTAGAGAAATTGTAGAGTTTTATAATTTTTCATTAAATACCGATTCAGCAGGTGGAAGTAAACCCAATTATACGCTATATACAACAACATTAGCAAGGGTTGAGCCATTTGATGGAGATTTATTTATTGAATCTGGAAATAGGGTTATAAACAATAAATACCTATTCACAATTAGATATCGTTCGGGAGGATTAACTTATGGAACTGATAATATTTGGGAAAATATATTGACTAATTGGAGTGATGATACTGGTAGTATAGACAAGAAGTTCAAGATAAAATATAGAGGTGATAATTATGTAATTCATTCTGTTAGATTAGATGACGAGAAAAGATATTATATAAGAATTGTAGCTTGGAAACGTAATTAATGGCAACAGCATCTAAAGTATTAGCAGATTATAAAAAATTTGTTGAGGAGATTAGAACCCATAGTATAAATAAAGTTTCTAATGCTGTAATTACTATATCCAATACTACAAATTCAAAATATGCTTCAGATGGTAATGATAATGGTATAACATTATTTGGTACTGCAACAACAAATAGAGTTGATAGTAGTAAAAGCATTATTACTGGTTATGCAACTGCAAATGAAAGTAAGGAACTTATCTATTTAGAGTTCGGAACAAGAAGAGCATCAACTGACAATCTTAAAATATTAACTGGTTTTGAAAGTGGAATAGATACCATATCAATATCAGCTCCATATAAATCCAATAGAAGATTCAATATGAAGAATAGAATCATTGGAAGATATTATTTTTTAAATACAATAGACCAAGAAGGAGTAAAATTCTTAAAGAACTTCTTTAAATAATCTGTTGAAAAAAAATGTTGTAAAAGTTAAAAAATTTAACTATATTAGCAAAAAATAAAAAATGGCTTCATTAACAGGACAAACCATAGCATCA